CATGGAGATCATTGAGCTTGCAGACGAGATTGAAGCAGCCGAGCTGGGGCAGGTTGATCTAGTTCGAGCAGCACTCGCCCGCTGGGGCCACCAGCCCGCGCCGCTGCCTGCGGGGGAGGTGGAGCCTAACGCCGAGTAGACGCACTCTCTACGAGGCCCCGGAAGGGGTGCGCGATTAGCGAGACGCGCCCCTCGGCACCCGTCGAGCCCTAGTGTTTAGGCGGGTGCTCTTTACTGTAATCACTCCACCTTGAATGAAATGCCCAAAATGCTTCAGTTGTCTGACAAGAGTTGTTTTAACAAGGGAAACGCTAGATGGTAAGTACATAATAAGGAGAAGGGTGTGCAGCTCGTGCAATCATCGCTGGTATGCAGCCCAAACGACAGAACAGGGCATTGACGCAAAGCAGTTGACATGGAGCAAAAAACATGGTGTAATGTTGTCTAACTGGTCATAGCAAACAACAGTCACGCAGAAAACCAATGGCACACCCGAAATCAGGGTTTTACGAAAAAGACGATCAAGAGTACGTTTCCGTCAGCTCGGTTCTGGGGAGAACAGGTGAACTCTTCAATCCAAACAAGTCAAAGGGTCTGGAAATTTGGAGACAAATGGAGCCTGACTGGGAAGATATAATTTCTCGCGCTCAGCGAAGGGGCACGATTATACACTCTGAAATTGAAATGTCTTTTTTTGGGGAGGCAGAAAAGCACAAGCTTGAAGATGCCAGCATGGAAGAAATCATGCAATACAACATACATGAGTACATTGCGCATCTTTCCCCTGTGCTTGATTTGATAAAAGAAGAAAACTTTGTCGCTGGAGAACCAAGCAGAGCATTCATACCGGAAGAGGTTTTATTTTGCGATCACGGATATGCGGGCACGCCCGACCTGAGACTTTCCTGGTGCGGGCAGTACAGCATCTGGGACTGGAAAACAGTGCGCTCGTATAAAGAAAAGAACGTTAAGAAAAAAGCAAAGTCAATGTCTCACTACAAAGAGGCATTCGTCCAGATTGGAGCCTATGCCCTTGCCCATAACCTTGCAGTCCGCAAAGGAGAACTTGACAAAGAGATTACACAGGGAGTAATCTGTGTTTGCTATGACTGGCGCGAACCCCATGTTCACGTTCTAGACAGGCAGGAGCTTAAAGCTGCTGCGCTTGAGTTCATCGAGCGTTTTCAGGCTTACTGCTCACTTGAAAACACCTCATTCCCTCGCGCTACCGAAGTAGCAATTTAATCATGCTTTCTTTGACTGCAAGTGGCTACGTCACAGGAGAAGTGAAAATTCAGGACGGCGATTACGGAAGGACCGGCGTCCTTGGCATTCGCTGTAAATCCGCCAACGGCAAACAGAGTCATTTTGTTAACGCTGTTTTTTACGGCAAGAAGATTGAGGTTGCGCAAAAGTACATGGAAGACGGGCGCCAAGTTACTGTTGTTGGCAGCGTCAAAAACATCATCCCCAAGGAAAAGAAAGATGGCACAAAGTATGTGTCTATCTATATGGATGTTTCTGAGTTCACCCTTCCAGAAGTCAAGTCGAGCGAAGAAAGCTACTCCGCAGCAGCTCGTTCACGCAAAAACGTAGACGAGATTGATGATGTAGCGTTTTGATTGCTTGGCAGAACACGGCGAGGATTGATCCCTGTTAGCCGTTTTGCCTCCCCAAGCGCCAACGCCTTCACTGCTCGGGCCAAGCGGTGAGTACGCAATGTTGTGACATTCATTGCCAGGAAACAGCGCACGCAGCAAGTTCGGGGTCTCGTCAGTGAGCAGAGCGGTTCCAGCCCCTCCATGGCTTCTGGGCTCTGTTAAGGCAAATCGTTCGTAAGCCCAAGACTTGAAAGCCCCCGAAAGGGGGTTTTCTTGTATCCTTCTACAGTCAAGATTTTGACTAATGGAACGACTGATTGGCATCTATAGCCCAGCCCCCGGGTCTGGCAAGACATTTGCAGCAACTGTTCTTGCGCACAAGGGCTATCAGCCACTGAGCTTTGCGGAACCAGTCAAGAGAATGGCTATCGAGTTTTTTGTCAGCCTTGGGTACAGTAAAGATAAAGCCGTGAGTCTTGCCTGGGTCAACAAGGGAGAGATAATCCCTGAAATTAACGCAAGTGCTCGCTTTGTTCTGCAAACTATAGCGACTGAGTGGGGCAGGAATTACATGGCGAAAGATATTTGGGTGACGTGCTTGTGCGCCCGCGCTCAGCAATTCTCTCATGTTGTCGTAGATGATGTTCGCTTTGAAAACGAGGCAGAAGCTATAAAATCAATGGGAGGCGAAGTATGGTGCATCAAACGCCCGTCAGCAACGAACAACTTCAATCATGTCTCTGAGGGCGCACTTGATGACTGGGACGGCTTTGATCATTTTATAAATAACAGTGGTACGCTGGAAGAATTCAGGAGCGCGATTGATCTGCTAGTGCAAAATGCTTGGTGATACGCACGACGACTTTTACGGCGCTCGCCTGGTTGCTGACGCAAGACTGCACCTATCGACAATTATGAACGGACAATATTCAGAGCCGTTCTTCGTGACAATGTGCAAAATAATGTCTCATGAGGTTTATCTTGGGTATAAGACATTCAAGGGTAAAGAGATAAAGCTGAAAGGTATCAAGGATTTCTTTTACAGCACTTTGTACGGGCTTGGGCTTCGTCCGGCTACAATCAATATCTTTTTAGCTAATTGCTCAAAAGCTGCCGTCAATGATAAAACGCAAACTCAGTATTCAATGCGCTTCATCAAATGGCTGCGCGAGCAAGACCCTGTGTTCAAGTTTCCGCAGGAGCTTTTTGAGCTAAAGAGAATCAGATCTTATATTGCAATCAGATACAAAAATAACAAAAGAAGAAGATGGCTGATGTTTGGATTTCTTGAGGCAATATATGTTCAAAAGCCACACCTGCTTCAAGACATAGGGGCTGGGCGCAAATACAAAGACGTTGCTCAGTGCTGCGAAGAAAATGATATAGCAGAAATGATGCAAACACTGAAACCAATTAAGCTATACAAGAATCCCACAATAGAGCAAGTAAGACAGCTTGCCGTTCTTCTGAGCCAAAGGCTTGACAAGCTTGAAAGACGCACGCTCATTGCTAAGCTTATTGAGCTTTACAAAGCGGACAATGACAGCAAGCCTGATTGCGACGCTTGATCAGTGCTCTGCTCATCGCTTTTCCTTTTTCGTCTCCGGCAAGCCTGAAACACAGGGCAGCAAAAGCGCGTTTGGGCGCATCTACACAGACAAGACGGGTAGGCAGCGTGTAGCTGTTGCAATGACTGAGCAATCGAGCGGCGTTTACGCCTGGAGAAGCGCGATTGGCAAAGTTGCCGTTTTGATGAGACCGAAGAACTGGGAGACAAACGGAATTTATCTTTTGTCAATCATTTCCTACATGCCTCGCCCAAAGGCCCATTTCAACAGTCGGGGGGAATTGAAACCGAGCGCCCCTGTTTTTCATGCTAAGCTCGGGGATGCGGATAAATTGCTTCGCGCCTGTGGAGACGCTCTTACAAAGATTTGCTACGACGATGACGCCTTGATTGTTGCCGCCTCATCAATCAAGGTGTTTTGCGACCCAAGCGACGGGCCTGGGGTTTACATCAGTGTCACAAGACTCGATGAAGCAGCGGCCTCTGCCATGGCCCTTGCCTTAAAACCCTGACTGATCACTTGCAAAGTCGCCATCAGCGTGGTAACTTGTACGAGTCAACCACAGACGCCAGCATGGCACGCAAAAAACAGGGCGCGGAAGCCGTCCTTGATTCCCCCGAGACCGACCAAATGTCTACCGAAGCAACGATCGAAGCCACCGAAACTACCGAAACTGCAAAAACCGTGAAGGTTCGCGGTGAGAAGAAAGTTGGGCAGGAACTGCTCGACTTTGTGAAAGCCAACGAAGGGATGCCCGTTGAGGATCTCGCCTTCAACGCTGGTTACTACACCAAAACGACCAACGTCGAAACTGGTGAAACCAACACGACTCCCCACAAGCAGGAGTTCTTCAAGGCTGTCACCGAGGCCTCCACCGGCATCGCTTTTACCCCCGCCAAGCGTGCCTATAGCTCGCGCAAAGGCCGGGCACCGGTGATCACCGTTGGCAAGCTTGGCAACTGCGTGGTCGGTATGCGCCACAGCTCGATTGCTGGATTTGAGCCTGGCAGCAAGGTGCAAGTCACTTCCGAGGCCGGGAAGATCATCCTGACCCCTTACGAAGGAGCCGACGCCCCTGCCACCGACGACGACGATCTCGATCTCTGATCAAATGATCATCTGAGGGGGCACGTCCCCCCTTTTTTTTGTTTTTTTGACATCACATGAAATCACTTCAAGAGCAGGCGCGGGAATGGAGACAGGCCTTTGAGGTCGAAAACGATCCAATCAAAGGAAATATTCAGTTCAATCTGCAGGCAAAGCTAATTGTTGAAGAGTACACGGAAGTCATTGACGCCTTGTGTCTTTTTGATCAAGACAACAAGCAAACTCACTCTGACCTGCTAAAAGAGCTAGCCGATCTTGTTTTTGTCTGTTATCAAGCGGCTGAAAACATGGGATGGGATCTCGACGAAACAATGCATCGAGTGTTTCAAAGCAATATGAGTAAACTTGACGAAGAAGGCAAGCCAATTCGCAATGAGGATGGCAAGATTCTTAAAGGGGCAAACTATCAAGCGCCAAACCTACTTGATCTAGTATGACGACTTCTTTTGATGCTGAAATCTTCATGCAGTGCTGTGAAAATTGCAGGTACTACATGAATACAGAATGTCACAAAGCCCCCCCTGTTTGTGCTCAGGGCTATAAAGGGCGCTGGGTGACAGTCGAGCCAGAAGACTGGTGCGGCGAATGGGTTTTGCACCCAGACCAATCACTGCTCCCATAGCCATCGGAGCACCCCAATGACCGACGCTGAAGCCGATGCCATCATTGATTCCGTCTGGTGCTCGGAGGCCACCCTGAGCGCCAATCTGCGGGCTCTGGCGCGTGCTGCTGCTGTCTATGGCTGGCGGTGCGCCCAGGCGGCCCGCTGGCTTGAAAAACACTCTTCTCGTTAATCATGACCGACCCGATCGAAGAACAGAAAAGGCAAGAGCGCTTAGAAAGCTGGTACGAAAAAGACGGGCGAAATGAAAAGAGTCACCCGATGTATTCTCTGTACACTGGGCTTGCTGAAAAGTACATGAACAAGGAAGAGAGCAATGCGTGAGTTTCTTGACATCGAAAAACTCTTCCAAAGCTACTGGAAAGACTCTTTCCCGATGGCGCCTGCTAACAAGCAATCTGCTGCATCGCATGTAGCCTTTGCTAAATACGTGCTGCTGCAGGTTGAAGCACTTCGCGCACAGGATGAAGCATGAAAGTTGACTTTATTCACTGCACGCCTGATGCTGAGCGCCTGATTGTCGAAATGGCGCGGGTTAGCAACCCAGCCAATAAAGACAACTGGGAAACAGGACCGAAGCTTATCAAGTATTTGATTAAGCACAAGCATTGGTCGCCATTTGAAATGGCAAGCATGTGCGTAATGATCAACACTGAGCGTGATATTGCCGCTCAGATCTTGCGACATAGAAGCTTTAGTTTCCAGGAGTTTTCTACTCGCTATGCCGTAACACAGCCCGCCGAAGTTCCAGCATTTCGTCGTCAAGACGAAAAAAACAGGCAGAGCAGTCATGACGACATCCCCGAAGAGGATGAAATTAGATTTCGCTCTGCTGCTGCACAAGTAATCGGCAAGGCTTTTGGTGTGTACGAGGCAATGCTTACGCAGGGTGTTGCAAAAGAAACGGCGCGAAGGATTCTTCCGCTATGCACACCAACAACTTTGTATATGCACGGCACGATTAGAAGCTGGATACATTACATTCAGCTTCGATCTGACAATGGTACACAGCTTGAGCATCAGGAAATAGCAAAAGCCTGTAGGAGTATCTTCATTCAGCAATTCCCTGTCATTGGAGAGACTGTTTTCTGTGACTAATCAATCAGGTCAGGGTGCAATTCTTCCTGATCACGAAATCGAGCGTCTGTCGCAAGAACAAGCGATGATCGTTCCGTACAACCCAGATCAACTCAACCCAGCCAGCTACGACGTTCGCCTGGGTGCTGAGTTGATGATCGAGTCGGTCGTATCCCCTGAGTACGTCAGGACTCCGATCAAGGGATTTACAGCGGAGAACCCCTGGATGCTGAAGCCTGGGCAGTTCTGCCTGGCAAGCACAGAGGAGATCCTGAACATGCCTGAGGATGTTGCGGGGCACTTCGCTCTCAAGTCAAGTCGCGGACGGGAGGGGTATTCTCATGCACTAAGCGCATATATCGACCCCGGCTTTTATGGCAGTCGATTGACGCTAGAGTTGCACAACATTAGGCAAGTGCATCCCGTTCCGCTCTACCCCGGAATGTTGATTGGACAGATTGTTTTTCAACGCATGGAAAACAAGCCGCGCACAAGTTACGCGGAAAAGGGACACTACAATAACAATTTAACTGTGATGCCAAGTATTTGGCAGTAAATGTTCATGCCCGAGTAGCCCAGCGGCAGAGGCAAAGACCTTAAAAGTCTTCAAGCGTGGGTTCAAGTCCCACCTCGGGTATCGACAAGGGTCCGTTGCTTATTGGTTAAAGCCGTCGCCTTATAAGCGGCAGAACCGAGTTCAATTCTCGGCGGACCTATTCATTCAGCACTTCTTCGATCATTTTCTCGTATTTATCAAGCGAGAATTCTGCTGCCATGTTCTTCGCCGCTTCAAGCAATGCCCAGTGCGCTCTGCTGTTATTGAATGATGCCTGATGATTTAACAAAAGAGCCAGATCAAGCAAGCCTTGATAATCGCTTCTATTAAACAGCTCTTTCAGTCTTTCTGCGTTTAGTCTTTCCTGAAACTGATCCTCGGTGCGATAGCTTGGAATTGACACGATCAAGGCAACTTGTGATGACCGAGCATAACGAGCCCTGGTTGCAAGTGCCATGTAAAGAAAATGGATACATGTGGCGCGTTTACGGAATGGGGACCATGTGGGATCATGCACAGGAATGGCAGGCGCTCTGGAAACTCCACTACCTACAGGTAGCCGCCGGCACAACCCACGAAAATGTCCCCACGCGATTCGATCCAGGCCTATCTGAATGAGATAGGGCGCTATCCCCTTCTGACGAAGGCTCAAGAGGTTGTGCTTGGCACTCAGGTTCAGGCCTGGTTGTCGATTGAGGAAAAGGACGAATCTTTATATTCGGACGAAGAAAAAAGAATTGCGCGTGTCGGCAAAAGAGCTAAGGCTAAATTTATTAATTGCAATTTAAGGCTTGTCGTAAATATCGCAAGAAAGTATGTCAGGCAGTGCAAGACTCTCGACTTCATGGATTTGATACAAGAGGGGAATCTTGGACTTATGCGTGCTGTTGAGAAATTTGATCCGACGCGCGGATATGCAATGAGCACTTACGCGTACTGGTGGATAAGACAATCAATACAGCGTGCAATGCAAGCAACAGATCACTGCATTCGATTGCCAATCGGAATGCACGATGCAATCTTGAAAATCAACAGAACAATAGAAAGAATGTCAAAAGAACTTGGGCGCGACCCAACAATTGAAGAGGTAGCAGAAGATGCAGGAATGAACCCAGAGGAAGTCAAAACGGCAATAGGTGTCCCCAAAATAACTATCAGTCTTGACAAGGTAACAGGTGTTGACGAGGGCTCGCTTCTGATTGATATTATTGCAGACTCCAGAAATTCAAATACAATAGAAGACGCTGAAATAAGAATCAACACAGAGGAAATATATCTAGCTATAGATAAATACCTTGACAATCAAACTAAGTTCATCATTCTTGAGCGAACGAAGGATCCGCCGACATCATGGCGAGAACTTGCATCGTCAATGAAGATGTCAAAAGCTAGATTGCAGGCAATGGAGCAAGATGGCATAAAAAGGTGCGCAATGATACTCTCCATAAAGAACAGAATGTCTATGTAGTTATTTTGGTTTTGGGCACGTCCCAAGTCCGTAATCAACAAAAAGATCTCTCGGATTTGCATCCCTCAGCCAGGTGACAAATTTGCGATAGTCGCTTTCATTTGCAATGCCGATACACCCTGCGGTGCCTGGTGAAGTTCGCGCATTGCTATCAATGTGAATCTCGATCGCGCTGCGCTCTGTTGCGCCCGGCCCCAGATACCTCAGTGGTGTGGACACGGGTCCCAACCCAGGGCCCCAGTTCCCCGAGTAGTTGTCCTTGCCCGCTGCCCAGGCAACATCCTCGATGCCCCAGCGGCCCTCAGGGAGGGGCTCAAGGCTGCCGGAGCGACTGCGACTGCCAATCCTGAACTGCTGGGCGCCAGGGGCCCCAGAGACGACGAGAAGCGACCCTGACGACTGCCCGCCCTTGACGTACTCAAGCTTGAGAAGCTCAAGTCCGACAGCATTTGTTTTGCCTGTCCTTGTCAATTTGAGATATGGCTTGATTGGAGTTTCGGGAGCCGGAGCTTTCATCGGGCTTTTGTCATTCATTATTTTGATCAGCTTATCTGCGTAGCTTGGGTCTGTTGCGTACTTTTCCTTGATAAGCCACTGTGCTGCTTCGTCCCTGTTTTTTGCATTGTTGGCCCCCTTGAAATCCTTCCAGTCCCTGTGCCAACGATCAACTAGATATTCAACGGATTCAGCAAGACTGCGAAAATCAATAAACTCATCTTGAATCGTGATTGTTTTTCCATTCACGATTTCTTGAGTCGTTACAAGTGAGCCTGGCCCCTTAACGCCAAAGTAATTATTCTTGCCAGATGTTTTCTTGCCCCAATCGGACTCAAGCGCCCATTGAGCAGCAACAAGTTCTGGATAAAGGGCGCCCGAGGCTGTTGCTGCTGCCTTTACGCCATCCCAGGAGTTTTCAAAGTTGACAACATTTGCATTACTTGACGCAGCTCTAAACATTGAGAGGAATTCAAGCTGCTGCTCTTTTGACAACTTGCCCCAAGCCCAGTTCCATGCCGCAATCTGATGCGGCTCGGGATGCTTTTTATCAGTCCACTTCGCTGCTGATAAAAAATCGCTCATCGCGTTAAGCGCTGTGTACGCTCGGCGTTCTTGATTGGATCGTACAGGGAAACGACGAGATCAGAAACGGATTGAGTAACTGGCTGACCTGTTACTTGCCCAATGATATGTTCGATCTCGCACCTGATAACCCTGGGGGGCGCACCGTTGTTGATCGCTAACGGAATCCTGTGATCTATTTTGTCAAAGATTTTGGGTAGTGCTTTTTGTAGCGTGCGATCAATTGCCAGCTTAAGAAGCAGCTTGCTGAGATAGATCAGGACTGCCTGCATGGTTGGGCTACTCGGCTCTCCTGCTCAGGCTAATCAGAGTCGTCAGAACGCCCATCATTACAGTTATTGTTCTCGCGTCTACGTCATTGCAACCCATGGGCTGAGGATCTATTGTCTTGCCATCCTTGTTCAATGCACCATTGACATAGATTGGCCATATAGCAGGAAGAACGTAGAACCTGCAAGATGCCCACTGACTAATTGCAAGAAAAGAAATCGTGAGCGAGGTAGCAATAATTGATCTCCAAAGCCAATTTGGCATGATTACTTTAACTGCGTCGATGGAGTACTGTGGTCAAAGTGTACCTTTGGAGAAGTGGCATTAACGATAATAGGAATCAACAGGCTAAGTGCAATCGCAATTCCTACGCCCATCGACAGCTTGCTTTCTATCTCGCGCAATCTTGAAAATACGCCGCTAATGTCAGCTCTTTTTTCGGTGAGCTGAATCACTACGGTTTCAAGCTTGCCCTCAAGGCTTCCTAGCTTGTGGTATATGTCGCCATGCGACACGTCATCAGCTGCCACAACAAAAAAGCGGTCTTTCGATAGGGTAGCAATCGAAAAAACCGCAAGAATTGTTAAGTTATGTTTTATCGACCCTGGCCGCGCATTTTCTTTTTGCCTCGGCGTTCAGGGCGAGAATGCTGCCCCTGGCCGATTGATGTCGTCTTGGGGCGCCCGGCTTTGTGCTCAATGCGCCCGAGAGCGGTTTTTGATTTAACGGCCATTGTGGCAATGGGGATGCATCGCTATCTTAATGCAGGTGACAAGCTTATGCTCGTTTGTAAATTTCCACTGTTGCGTAAACTTCTATATTCCCGGTCCAGGTTGTTTCAACTCCGAAACCGTTGCTACTCCTGGATGTCTGACACTGGTGTTCAATGCGAAAAACTGTAGGAGAGGCAATAGTTACCTCAGCAATAAGATAGGCGTTGTTGGTCACGCCAGCGTTTTCATTGGCATACGCATTTATGCCGTATGCGGCAGCCGTAGACTGAGACACATTGTATAGTCTTGTTTGATGCCTGTTGCAATCATGAGCAGAGCAATTTGCAACGATTAAATAAGTTCCAGCAATTACAGTAAATTGATTCGATGAAAGACTTGTTACTATCGTGCCGGAATTTGCAACGATCGTGTTAAGCGTTCTTGTCCTCCATGCGCCAGACGTAAATGTCCCGCTCAGCACTCCATCCGCTTTTTGATCTTGAAGAATGGCATACCCAGAGCTTCCAGCGCTACCTGCACCCCAGCTAACGTTTGTGCCATTTGTTGTCAGCGACTTGCCAGACTGTCCGGTTTGAGATGGAAGTAGCGCATTGATGGCAGCCGTAGCGGTTGTCTGCCCAGTGCCTCCGTTTGCGATAGACGTGACACCCGAAAACTGAAATGTCGCAGCATCAATCAAGCCAACAGTTACCCAGTTATTATTTGCAGCATTTCTGATTTTCCAAACAGCGGGGGAGCTGCTTGTATCTATCCATGGCTGAAACGGAACAGTGACAGCCGGAGCACTTGGCCCGCTGCTTTGACTGAATAACGCAGCAAAGTTATCATTTATATCAGACCTTACGGCTGGAAAGGTTGAGTTTTGAATTACCTGATCAGACTGTGCCATTAGACGACCCTTCCATAACCTGTAGCAGTATAGTAATAGCTCTTGGTGATGACGGTTGCGCCAGAGTAAAAGGTGACGTCGAACCCATCCCTATCGAAGTTTGACAAGACATACCTTTCAGTAGTCTGAAGATCAATTGGCGTAATGTTCAGCGATCTTGCCTCGTAGAAAGCTGGCGAGAAGCTTACACTTGAGCTTGTGATAGAAGAATTGCTTGAGGTTACTCTTCTGGTAAGTTCGGGAATAACGCGCAACTCCTCAACTGCAATACTCACCGCTTCAGAGCTTGTACCAAAGAGGCACTTAATTTGAAATGCTCTGCCTTGAACAACGCAGTTAATCATTTCACTCCACGGCCCCCAGACTGGGCTGCCAGACGGATCGTCGTTCGTGGCGCGAATGTAAGTAACTGCGTTTACTGCTTCGATGGACGTGCCATCAAAGTAGCCAGTGTACGAATCGAACTCACCGGGAATTGAGTCAAACGGCAAATTCAGAGAAACCGGACGAATCCTTACATATCTCCTGAAATTGACATCGTAAACTGCGCCCATATCAAGCGTCTCATCGAAGTAATACTCAGCATCCATATCCCCCTCAACATAAACATCACTCCAGTAATCGTGAGCGACATAGGGATCCAGATTAAGAACAAGTGCCGTTTCTGCTATGTCATAGGAAGCATTGACAGCAGTTCCACTAAATGGTGGAACAAGATTCTCTTCCTCCCACTGAACAAGATCAATAACAAGCCTTGATTCATACTGAGGGAGCTTTGCTTCAACGCCAGTTGCGTTGACAGAGCGATTGCCGAGATAGTCTTCAAATTTAACAAAGTAAGTACCAGGCAGCAACGGTACTTGCTTTTGAGTTGCACTACCAACAACCGAATCAACGATTTTTGTAGTTGCCTCCCATTCGGCTGTGTCGATGCCCCTTGGGTCGTGGCGAATAATCACCTTCCCGCCAACACGAACGTCAAGCTCGTCAGACTCGTTCCAGGTCAACAAGGCAAGGTTCTCGCTGAGTGGAACAAGACTCAGGCCGGAAACATCAAGCGGAGCAGCGTTTAGCCCTTGCGCGGTATAAGAAGCGATGGCGGGTTCGCTAAAAAGGGTGCCACTAGCACTTATGCTGCTAACTTGTATTTCGTAGACGCCTGGTGAAATATCTTCTATGTCAAATGTATTGCCTTGCACGGTAACGGTTCTAAAGTTATCATCCTCCCCTCTGTACTTCACCCTGAAGTTCTTGATTCCACTGGGCGCAAGCCATCCAAATGTTATCTTTACAGCAATGCGCCCATTCAGCTCATACTGAACCTCTTTGAGTGTTGCGCCTGACAATTGAGGCAGATCGAGAACCCTGAGATCACTTGGCGGACTTGGTATATCGTTCAGATTGCTAATGTCACGGAACTGAAGCTGCTCACCATTTTCAATGTAATCATACTTGCTTTCATTGTGCGATACAGCCGTTATCGAATAGCCAACACCTTCCTGTTCTTGGACGGAAATGATTCGCCAGGTTGACGCCTGAAGGCCTGGGCTTTCAAGTATCCACAGGCTATTGGCGGCTGGGGTAATACTAAAAGGAGTTGATACGGTAATCGTTGCATCTTCAACTGTTAAAACCTCTCTTGTCTCTACTCTGCCATCTGGCAGCATTACATGAAGCAGTGATCCGGTTTCAAAGCCAAGATCTGTGTCAGTGCTGTCGTCAACAACAATTGCCTGTGTTCCTGCGGCTGCTATTCGCCCGGCGCGACGAGAGCCAGCCTTCATTGGATCAGAAATTAAAATAATCTGCCCTGGGCGAACCTGCTGCCCAGCCTCAAGACTTGAATTGAAAGAACAGACTTCTTTTTCGTATCGTTCTGAGAATATTAACCATTTCCCAATCCTGCTTGCCTGTCCTCTACTTGTGCAAGCAAATGCGCTGATTTCTGTACGAATTGCGCCATACTTGTCTATTGCTTCCGCATCTTCTACAACCTCATAGGCAGTGTCTCTCAGTGTTAAATCAAGGTATCCAACAACTGCGACATTCGGCCTCGCCTTGAGGCTGCTTCCAGAATAATTAAACCCTTCAGCGGATACGTTAGATTGATTGAATAGATAGACAGGATCAGAGGGTCTGTCTTGCGCAATTGTAAAACTACCAACACTCCAAAAGCCTTGGCATCGCATTACAGAGAGTAAATCATTTACAACCTTGTAGGCGTCTTCAGAAGTCTGAATCGTTGTGTTGCAGGAAAATCTTGCCTCCTGACCACCAAAGCCATCATCCACAAGTTCATTGGAATATTTACTTGCGGCAAAAAACGCCCACTTGTCAAGCTGTGACGTATCAATGTGATCACCAAACCCATATCGACTGCTCGTCAGCAAGTCCCACAAGATCCAGGCAGGACAGGATGTCCAGACTGCAGCACTGAAAGTACCATTCCAGATATAGTTTTCTGGATAGATAATTCTTCCAGTATCCTGGTCAACAGTGACTCCCGTTGGGATTCGTACCTTGACACCTTTAACAAGATAAGAACGAGTGGGAATACTATTGAACTGTTCTGCGTCAAGCCTAATTCCAACTAATGCACTATTGGGATAGGTTAGTTTCGCCCAAATGATCTCAGTGTAACTGCTCCATGTGAAATCATTGCTTAGCAACAGCGGAGATTCGCTGTCATCTGTTATTCTGGTAACACGAATATCTACTATGTCACCTGGATTTGGTCGATTCAGTTCAATCAAGTAGTCCTTTTTGTATTCGTCGCCAGTCCTACCAGAAATCAGATCTGCAACGACTGTCGTAAAGCCACCGCCAGTATATTGAACAGAAATCTCAAGTTCGACTGACGTGCCCTTAATGTCGCCAGTTTTTCTTTTGATTTTCTGTAACTGTGGGATTCCTATTGTTACACGAACTGCGTCAACGTTCAGATCGGTAATTGTGCGAACAACTGGAACATCCTTCCTTACGGTCAGTCCAACTGGCTTTTCATCTTCAACGCTCGGAGTAAAAGGAATTTGCTCCTGAGACTGTGTTCCGTTTCTTGTGTAAATTTCTACATCTTCAAAATTGAACGATCCGTCTGGGTTTTGAAGTGGGGTGTTGTTGAGAAAGATTGACTCAAGGCCATCGGCAAGTCCTTCGATCTCTCCCTCTGAAATCAGGTCAATGACATTGGCGTATTGACGAGAATCCAGACTGTCTTTTGCCGTCTTGGGAGTCCGCGAACTCCCTCCACCGCCCTTGCCACCGCCACCAGCGCCAATAATCGTCATGCCTTCACCTGTTCTGTGTCAACACCAGCACTGATAACAATGCTACCCGTCAGCGTTTTTCCGTAAACGATCGGAACCGGAACCCCTTGTCTCGACGTTTGCTGAATTCCAGAAAAGTTGTAAGTTTTTCTTGGGTCGTTATCGCTTCCAACCCCTTGCGGGAGTTTTGGGACTGGGCTTATGAGTTGCGCGATACCACCAAAAACAAGACTCAATCCAACAAAGCCAATTGCGGATGCAAAAGCGCCACCGACAAGACCCATGCTTACTGCGGCTCCAGCGCCAGTAGCGCCCCCAAGGCCGGCCCCGAGCCCCAAGAAGCCGCCGGCAGCAGGCCCGAGCACAATCGCAGCAGCAATCAATGCAACACCTGCAAGAATCTTGCCAACTGCACCACCGGCGCCAACAACAACTGGAATGATCCTGATTTCTTGTTGACCAATCGGATCATGCAATTCATCAAGTGCTAAATCATACACACCAGCACTGACGACATAGTGCTGATCCGCCATGTGTTTTTCAACAGAAGGAAAATTCGCAATCAAGAAACGAATTGCTTCTGCTGCAGAACTTATTTCCGCCTCAAGGGTGCGAATACCAATGAAGTCAGACAGTTTTCCGTAGAGCCTAATCTTGCGAAGCATGGCGAAGCCTCCTGCCAGTGCATTTTAATAGCCATCCGCCATAAAGGTCGCGGCTTGACAATCTGCCCTGGAGGTGATGCAGCAGCATTCCATCGCCCAGGTAAACGCCACAATGATTCAAGCCTGGTGAATTTATTGACAACAACAACAGATCCCCGCAAACAACACCCTCAGATTCTTTCAGCTCACGAAATCCCGTCTCTGCCCAGCATCTATCAAACATCGGGGATGCAATAAAGTCGTCTGGATTGATCGGCCTTTCCCAGTCGCGCAGCTCAATTCCATTTTCTGCATACCAGTCACGAGCAAGGGTCCAGCAGTCCTGGGCTGCCCAGACCCATTGCCGCCCGATCAAGGGGGAGCGATAGCCACACGGCACGTAGGTGCCCCATGAAGCCGTCTTGGGGTTGACGATGTGCCAGGGCAGGCCTGTCTTCTCTGCAGCCACCTTGTCGGCCTCGCTGGGTATCGCTGGCGTGATCGGGTGGCTGTGAACGATGGCAACGATCTCGCCGGCATCCTCCGCTCTGGCGTAGTCAACAGGCGACAGCACAAACATTTGATTCGGCGCCGTTGCAAGATTTGCGCACGCAAAATATTCCTCTTTTCCTTTTATTACTACAAGAACACCGCAGGATTCTTTTGGATCTTCAGTCTGCGCGTGTTGAAGCGCTTTGTCTTTCCACATTACACAAAATAAGTGCCAATGCCAGGGAATCCGCCAAACGGTAGGACTCCATCGCTGATCTTAAAGCTATAAGAATCTGACGAGGTGAATGAATACGAAGCTTCGGCTGGGGCTGATGGCATAAAATAGAAAAGCATTTTTGCTTCTGGCACATCATTTAACCTTCCGTAGGCCGCAAGAGATACGGAGCTAGCGTCTACTGCAATAATCTCGGTATCTACATTTTTGGGCCCAAAAACCTTCATGCCAACAGATAAACCGGTGGTATCAATTTCTATTTTTGCTGGAATTTGCACTCTTTGATTGACAAGTGGATCATAAACGCTGCGTGCTCTTTTGAACAAACCAGACCTTGAAATACTATAAGGCCTGGATGAAATGTAGATTGTTGTATCGGAAACTTGTCTAACTGTTGTCCCCAGTGGAATATACGGACCAGTAATTAAATGTCCAGCTCCAAGTCCAGCTGCGCTAGCGGTAATTATTTCCGCAGCAATTGCAGAAGGTGTGGCAAGAGTCGTAACAGAAGATGTCGCTGTAGCGGGGAGACTCATTGTCAGCGACGTTGAGTCAATAATGCTTAGCGCAACAGTGCCAGGTGGAACACCAAATCCAGAGATTGGAAAACCAGAGGCGCCAACCTCTATTCCTGCCGTGCTGCTTATGGCAAGAACATCACTACCCGCAACAACGCCTCCAGTGCGGACAGATGCATTGAATCGACTTTCGCAGCTAGTTAGTCTTTTGCCGCAGACATCTTGTTTTGGATCTGAAACTGGAACATCATTTACATCGTAATAAACAGTTCTATTGTATCCACATTCCGCAGAGCGATAGATCCACTGACAACGAGTGACACACTGCCGCTTGGGTGCTCTTACGCCAACCAAGTCGAATGCACTAGCAAGCTCAAACTCTATTACGTCTCGCGTTTCCAGTGTCTTTCTGTCAACATAAAAAATTTCTCTTGGGAATTCAGCGGTTGGGTCTGCGGTTGGATTTTCGGAGACGTAGTTAAGGTCAGCATATCCAGTCTCTACATAGGGAAGTGAAAAATTCTCTTCGTCGAGAAAACGCCCAAGTGTGCGAATGCGCGTAACCTTTGCGCCTTCAAGCCCATCTGGCAATGTCAGCAGAAGCGCAGTAATTGCACCAAGAATATTGCTAACTCTTATTTTAGGACGTGGAAGCGTTCCTTCTCCTGCATACTCAAACCCCTCTGCTTCTATCGGAAATGGTTGATAGGCCTGTCCCGCCCACACAACATCCGACAGTAATTCATTGACGCCAGCGTGAAAATAATATGTTTCGCTGACGCCATGCTGCTTCTCATTTAGCTCTATCTGAAACAGCTCGATCAGTGCGCCTGGGGCGACCTCCTGAAGGGCGCCGGTCAGCGCCGCCGAGGCGTCCCCAATCGCATATCCGTTAACCCAATAATTGGATAGAACGTAATTCATGCTTTATGCCGTGACAGCTTTGATCACAACAAAGCCAATTACAATCGCTTCGGAAAGCGGCGATGCAGTTACGTTTCGCACGTCAATCGTTGCACTTCCGCTTCCTGCTCGTGCGTTAAGCAGATAAGCGCCAGCAGTACCCGCACTGACGTGATTAAGCACAAGAATATCCGTAGAGGCGACAGTATTATTTGTCAGCACAAAAGAAACTGTTGTGTCCGCCGCAAGCGAAGCTGCGTTGAGTGTAATTTGACCGCATTTCTTATCAAGAGTCACCCCGGTACTCTTGCTGGTTGCTTGCGTAACGGCGCCCCCCTCGCCGGTGACATAACCGGCCTTGTCGCTGTTGAGATTGCTGAAATTAGCATCAAGCTCTGCGTGAGTCAGGGGAGTGCCCTTGCCGGCGCGGGTGACGATCGTGCTCATGGAAAATCTCGCTCTTTAGGACTTTAGCAAAGAAATTAAACTGCGTTCAATTGGCGTGCTAGCTATTTGGGAATCTAGCGGTCGGAGGGGCGAAGTTTGACGTATAGCGAGCAACCCTCGTCAGCCTGAAGTCATCAATGAAGTTGCCGACGCTGCCGCCGCTACCACCAGAAAACGAATAAGTGGATCCTCCAGACCTTCCCCTTGCTACATAAAAAGTTGAAGATGGAGCAATTGTGTTTGTGTAACTACCGCTTGCCTCCAGTGAGCCATTTATAAACAGATACACGTTTGTACCAGATTTAACAAAGGCGACGTGATACCAGGTATTCAGGGAAAGCGAAGCTGTTGATGTGAACGAAATCCCCGTGCCGGCGCCGGCCTGCAGTAAACCACTAATCGTTCCAGACGGATTCACATGAACCTGTACGCGATCATTGTCGCTTGATGGATTGCCAGAAAAAGCAAGACCGCTTATTCCACTGACTGGCAGCGCAGCCATTCTTACCCACGACTCGATCGTGAAATCAATTGCAGCTATGGCAACAAGCGATGAAGTAACCGA